ATCAGCTCGGCACGGTGAACGGTCTTCATGGTGCGTCCTCCAAGCGAGGGGGCCGGGCGACCGGAGCCGCCCGGCCCGGTGCGTCACGCGGGGGCCTGTCCCAGACGCTGCCACAGCAGCTCATAGACGCGGCGGGCCAGCTCGGCGTTGACCGTGCCCCAGGCCAGCCAGGCGCCGACGTAGGCGGTCGGGTCGCCGGTCCAGGTAGGCAGGTCCACGGTACCGGTGGCCAGCAGCAGGCCGGTGACAGCGAGCGAGGCGACGTAGACGATGACCTCGGGCTTGACGCCGCTCGCGTCGCTGGCCTTGCGGATCAGCGAGACGAGGAGCGACGTAGCACCCGGAAGCGCCAGCAGAGCCAGCAGGGCGACGATGATCGGGTTGGAGTCCATGGGTGCACCTCCGAAGATGCGTTGACCGGGCACGGCGCCCGGATCGGTCATGTGTTAGCGGGCGTCCCGCTTCTTCTTGGCGGCGGCTGTGTAGGTGTTGGCCACGTAGGCGGCCTCCGCCTGGAAGCCTTCGCGCTCCAGGATGCGGGTGGACTGTTCCATGGCCCAGACCGCCTTATCCCACCGGAACGCGGGTTGTGGGGCGGGGCCAGGAGCGGGCGCCGCGCCGGATGCCAGTTGGTGAACCAGCGGTAGCAGGTTGCGGCCCGGGCATGCGGTCTGCTGGCCCGGCACTTCTCGGTGCCCCTTGACGGCAAGGGTCCGCCGTGTCGTGCCGGCCGCCCACCGCTGGCAGACGGCGACCACCCGGCGCAAGGCTTCGGCGTCGGCCTTGTCTACCGTCTCTTCCTCGTAGTTGCCGGTGAGGACCACGCACAGAACGCGATGGTTCTGGTCAAGACAGCAGGCACGGGCCAGGGACACGTCCCCAAGGTAGGACACGGAGCCGCCGCGTATCCCGATGTGGTAGCCGATGCCCGCCCAGCCGCGCCCGCTGATATGCTCCTGGGCGATCTGCGGCCAGGTCTGCCCCTTGGGGCCGGCGGTATGGTGCACGGCCAGGATGTCGATATTGCCCGGGGCGCGGGGGCTGAAGTCGCCGGCCGGCCCGTTGGGATGGCGCGGAAGCGAGGCCCGCAGATCGCTGTAGAGGCCGCCGAATTCGGCGGCCAGCATGGCGCCAAGGTCCATGGTTGTCCCTCCTGGGATCGGCTTCGGCGCGGCGACCGTGTCAGGTAGCGCCGCCTGTAGGTTCATCGTCCTGGCCAGTGCGTCCCCGTCCCGCGACAGGTCGAACGCCCACCACTGCGGATCATCGGATGACCAGCCGAAGTCACACCAGCCGGCCACCTCGGGCGTCTCCGCCAGTCGCTCGGAGCACCAGCGCAGCTGGGTCGGGTAGTCCACCACGCCGGCCACCGTCTGGAAGCCGCGCGTCGGCCGATCCGCCTGGGCCAGCACGTCGATACCCGCCTCGGTGATGAGGATGCGGGGCATCTTGACGCCCGCCGCCTTGGCCCAGTCCAGCACGTGGCGGTGACGCAGGAACGCCCACCCGCGCGCGGTCGGCCCGTCGCCCGTGACCATGGCGCGCATCCCGGCCGAGCCGCCCCCGTACTCGTGAAGGCCCAGGTAATGCCCGCCAGCCGCCGCCCGCTCCAAGGCCGGGCTGTAGCGGGGCCACTCAGCCAGGTCCGGCATCCCCACCGAGAACGAGCCGATGACCGCCTTCCGGCCGTGGCGCTCGCACAGCTCCATGCCCCGGATGTCCGCCGTCGCCTTCCATGCCAGGTCGTCGCCCGCCTGGTGCGCTTCGTTGAACGAGACTTCGAATGCGTCGATGCCCGGATGCGCCAGGATGGCCCGCTCAACCGCCTTCAGGTAGTCGTCCAGTTGGCGGCGGTCCTGGTCCTGCCAGTAGACGCGCATGACCGTCAGCGATCCGACGGACTTGGCCAGGGCGACCAGGTTGGCGTCGGCGGTGCCGGCCATCCACTTCACCATGCTTGGGCGCACGGCGCGGATGTAGGAGCCGGCGGCCTGGTTGGCCCCGGTCCCTTGAATGTGTAGGCCCAGGGCGCGGCGGGTCATGAGCGGTCATCCTTCCGGAAGCCCAGGGCGGCCTGTGGTGCGGGGGCATCCAGGGCATCATCGTCGCTGTTGTCCATGATGGCGTAGGCGATCCGCTCTCGGGCCAGGTGGGCGGCCTGGCATCGATCCACCTCCACGGCCATGGAGCGGACGCCGACGATGGCGACGGCGATCCGGGCGAGAATGGCGGCCAGCCAGTCGGTCACAGGTCCACCTCCTCGGTCTTGGGCAGGACGCACCCCTGCCGCTCGCTCCAATACAGGTGCAGCCAATACCCACCGAGGGGCTTCAGGGGCCGCCCGCCCTCGACGTGCCAGCCCTGGCCGCCGCCACCTTCGCCCTTGTACGTGCCGGCGCAGATATGCGGCACCCGCCGCGCCACCGCGTGGCCGTCGGCGTCCACCGTCTCGCGCATCCTGGCCACCGCCCATTGCTCGTGGATGTGGCCCTGGGCATAGATGTCATAGTCCGCCGACGCTGCTTGACGGTTGGTCCCGATGGTTCCGAGCGTGACCGGCCCGCCGCCCCCCCACCCGTGGTGGTAGCGCATCCGTAGCCGCTGGCCCGGCCCGTCGTCACCGAAGTCCAGGTCGAAGCTCAGCCACCCGGCATAGGTGCCCAGGAGCGGGGAGGCGCCCGGCACGCGGGTGAGGCCCCGGTGCAGCCGCTTCAGGATGTCCGTCTCGTGGTGCTTCTGATAGGCCGACTCGTGATTGCCGTAGCTGATCAGCCAGATCAGGTCAGCGTAGGGGGTGTACCAGTCGATAGCGTCGTCAACGATGGCGTCGGCGTAGGCATCGACCAGGTACTCGGGCCGAAGGTCGGGCTTGCCCGCCCGGCGATCCATGCGGCCTTGCATCGCGCAGAACAAGTCCCCAAGGATCAGGACGCCAGCCTTGCGGGCGCGTGCTTGCTCGAGGTGGAAGCGCAGCAGGTCACGGTCACAGTGGACGTGATCGAAGTGGTGATCCGACGTGACCAGGACCGCTTGTGACCACCCGGCCCGCCGCTCCGCCTTGATGGTGATACGCTGCGCTACGGGCGCGTCTGGGGCGCGTTCGGGGGCATCGTCGGACTCTGCCACCCCCCGCATAGCAGCGGTGCTAGCGGGGGCCTCCCCGGGGGTGTAGGGCGCGCCGTAGACCACCCCCGTGCCGGGGTGGCGGACCTTGCCGGAGACGGGCGGCTCCGCCCCCATGGCGGTGTAGTAACGGGCGTACATCTGTTGCGCGCCCGCGTTGGTCAGCCGCAGGGCGCGGCCGATGTCCGACCAGGTGGCCCGGCCATCGTTCCGCAGGCGGACGACTTCGGCCAGGACCGGGTCGTTCTCCGGGGTGCGCGGCTCGCGGTGCGGTCTACCCATGCGTCAATCCGCCTTCGCACGGGCGCGGCCCGTCGGCAGCTTGATCGGGGGCAGCGGCGCGGCTGGCCCGGCCGCCAGCTGGCGCTCTACCGCCTCCAGGCGGTGCGAGAACGTAGACAGAACGTTATTCGTGTCCCGCATATGCGCCTGGACTTCGGACAGCGCGGCGCCGACCTTGTCCATCGCCACGGCGTGGCGCTCCGAGGCCGCCGCGTGCTGATCCATAACCCGCTGGAGGATGGACGCGAGGCTGTCATCGATCTTCGCCTCGCGGCCCGCCTTGGCGTCCATGTGCCCCCTGAATAGCTGCGCCACCTGGACGACCACCAGGCCGAGCAGGGCCAGGGGGGTGAGGGTTGACGGGTTCTGGAGGACATCGTTCATGGGGTCGCCCTTCCGTAGCGAGTGCCGAGGCCACGCCCGCGACCGAGCATGGTTCCGGCGCCCTCGCGGGTGGCCGGGTTGTAGCCTTGACGGGGGGCGCCTAGGACCGCGCTGGCCATGGGGAACCTTCCGCGCGCATCGATCTTCGCGCCGATGACCAGCTGCTCGGTAGTGCGTCCCCACGCGGCCGACTCCACCGTGACCAGGTCGGCAATGGCATAGTCAACGTTGAACGTCGCGCCGGGCTGATCCACGGTCGCGCAGTCGTAAGTGATGGTCGGGTTGGCGAAGCGGGTCTTGAGGTAGGAGCCTTCCTCGCCCGCCGCCGTGGTGTCATACCGCGTCGGCGCATAGGCGCCCTCATACACCCCGTAGTCCGTCACGCTGGTCGCGTCATGGGTAAACGACCGCGTGCCGCCGCCGCTGGAACTTGCGAGGCTCAGCGTGTTCTCCAGGGCCGAATAGTCCACCGTCTCCGAGTACTCGGTGACGGACCCGCGCACAAGGGAAAGCCTCACCTGGTCCGTCAGGTCCGAGCCCTGGTATGTGGGGTCCACCGTCAGGGTGAAGACCCCCGCCGATGTCTCGGCCAGGGTGAGGTTCATGCTGTATGCTTCCATCAGCCGTTCGGCCTCTTCCAGCAGGCGGCGGCCGTCTGAGACATCGATGTTGACCGTGGTCGCATGCGCCCCGCCGCCGGCTGGGGTGGTCACCGCCACCGGGCCGAAGTCGGTGCGCGTGGCCGGGTAGCCGATGGGCGTTATCGTCGCGCCCGCGTCAAAGCCGTTATTCCGTAGCAGCGTGGCAAGGGCGTTGTCCGCCGTCGCGGGTGCCGCGTCGAACTTGGTATAGGTCGAGCTAAGGTTGATCCGCCGATTCAGGAAGTGCGCGGCCCACCGCTCGAACGTGAATTCGATCCGCGCCCCGGATCGGTCCTCCACCATCTTGACCGAGGTGGTCGGTCCGCTCAGCAGGGGCGTCGTCATGTTCTGCCAGTACACGTCAAGGCTCAGCGCCGCCCCGTATTCGATGCCGCTGATGTCGAGCGCGGTCATCGTGATCCACGGGTCGTTCGCCCGGACGATGAGGGTGGCGGACCCTTGGGTAGAGAACTTGCCGACCTCGCAGGAGAACGACAGCCAGTCCGTCACCGGCATCCCGGCCGTTCGGTCTGCGGAGCGCACCCAGAGCGCGAGCGGGGATGCCATCGATCAGACCGTGTAGAACTCGTCCGCCGTGTAGACGGTGGCGTTGATGGTGCCCGAGTTGACCTTGAGCTTGATCGTGTTGTTGCCGCGAGCGAGTGCCGGGTTGGCGTTGGCGGCCGACGTGCCCAGGTGCGAGGCGTTGGACGTGGTAAGCTTCACCTTGCGCGGGTCATCCCCGTACCAGGACAGCCGATCATTGGCGGTCGCCGCCGTGGCAATCGTCCACAGCAGGGTCAGGCCGGTCGTGGTGTTCTCCAGGGTCACGAGGGTCGGACTGCCCGTCTTCGCGGTGATCTCCACCGTCAGCCCGAGCCCGTCCGTGTGGCCACTGTTGGCGATGGTGTTGGAGCTGAAGCTGGTCCCAACGCCAGCGTAGGCGGTGCTGGTGGCGGAGCGCGTCACGTAGTACGGGTAGCGAACCTCCAGGGGGAAGTCCATGACGATGGCCTGCGTATCGGGACGCTCGTTCGGGGGGGCCCATTCCATGGCCTCGGCCACCCGACAGATCAGCAGACGGGACAGCGTAGAGGCCGAGCGGTTGGGCCGGTCCAGGCGTAGCAGGATCTCGCCATCCGCCGGGGAGATGGTGCCGGCCAGCGTTGCCCACTCGTCTTGCATCTCGGCTCGCAAGTCCGTGCCCGTATCGGCACCCCCGTAGGTGGATCGGATACGCAGCACGCCACCGCGCATCTCGCCGTAGACCGTGCTGGTGGATGCCAGGCCACCCGAGCGGGTGCCGACCGGGGATGTCTCCGATGGGAACTCAATGGCCCCGTTCGGCCGCCACTCCGCCACGCGGGTGAACGCCGACGCGGCGCCCTTGGAGGAACCGTTGATCTGGGTGTAGGAGTTGCCGGTCGCGTGGGCGTTGGTCCACGAGGTGCAGATGTATACGTCATAGTGGGTCATGACTTCTGCGCCCTCCGGCGGTCTTCGGCTTCAATCAGCTTGTCCAGGTTGGGCGTATCCACCACGAGCGCCGATACCAGCTCGGCCGTCAAGCTGCGCCCGCCGCCGACCTGGAGGTTGGCGGTCATCCCGATATTGAGCGGGCCACGCAACGTCACGTTCTGGGCACTCACCGCCACGTCGGGGATGCCGGCCGAGCCGCTGCCGCCGAACGTGGTCGAGCCGCCGGGGCCAGGGATCGGTATACCGATGCCGCCCCGTCCGCCGCTGCCAGGGGGGAGCGCCTTGACGATGCCGCCGATGATGGGCGTCAGGTCATCGAAGTTCTGCCGAAGCTTGAACGCCGAGCCGCGCAGCGAGTCCAGGTCAATCCCCACCGGGGCCATCTTGTTGAACGCCGACCCGAGATCGTTGGCCGCCTTGGCCAAGTTGTTCAGCGCGGCGCCAGCTTCGGCTGCTGGGGCGGGGTCTTTCAGCACGTCCGGCGCGTCTACCGTCTCACCCTGCGGCGGGTGGAAGATGTCTTCCAACCACTTCGGCAAGGGGATGCCCAGCTGCTTGGACACCTTGCGCGCGCTGGCCTCGGTCGGGACACCGAACCGCTGGACGAACACTTGCCAATAGTTGGAGGACGACGCGGCCAGGAGCCCGCCGCGCCCGCTACGGAATGCGTCGGCCCGGACCCCGTTGTCGTCCGGCTTGTCAGCGATCCCCGGCCCCTTCTGCAAGCCCATGCGCCCGTTGGCCACCTTGGCGTTGGCGCCCCAGTCGCCGTAGATCTTGCCCTCGATCAGCGCGCCGCCATCCGTCCGGCCTTGCAGTAGGAGGCCAGCGACGATGGCGGCCTTCAGCGATCCACCCAGGGCCGCGCCGATGGTGGCGGCTCCGCCAGCGGTGGCCCACTCCGAGACAATCCCCGCGATGGGGTTGGCTTTCAGAGCGTTGGCCACACCCGCGATGATGCCCTGCCCGATGGGGATGCCGACCTGGTCGCGCATGACCTTCGACGGGGAGGTGATACCGAGGGCCTTCTTGATCGGAGCTGGTAGGGCATCAGCCAGCCCGCCTATCCACTTGATCAGGGCATCCCAAGCCTTGGAGATGCCCGCCTTCAGCCCTTCGACGATGTCGCCGCCGACCCGTAGAAGCATGTCCTTCGCGTTGCCGATGGCGTCACCGATGGCGCGGCCGAGACCAGAGAACAGGCCCATGACCGCCGCCAGGCCAGCCGATGCCGCCCGCTTCATCCCGTCCAAGGCGCCGGAGAAGTCGCCCGTCAGGAGCGCGGCCACCGCACCGATGACCTCGGAGACCGTTAGCTTCAGCCCGTCGAAGAATCCTTGTACTGCGCCGATGACATCGGACACCACAGTCCGCATGGCGCCCATGCTGATCCCGGTCTTCTCTTCCACGAAGGACAGCACCGTATCGACCACCGTCCGCACCTTGCCGAGCGCGGTATCGATGGCCCCGAAGATGTTGGACCAAGCTTCGGTCACGATGGCTAGGTACTTGGCCACCATCGTCTCGATGACCGCGCGCGCCGCGTCGAAGGCGTCCGATATGATCTTGCTGATGGCGTCCAGCTTGGCCGACAGATACTCCCCGATGGCGTCCCACTTGGCGGAGATCATCACGCGGATCATCTCAACCGTGGCCATAACGCCGGCCTTGATCGCCTCCCAGGCCGCGAACACCGCTTCGCCCAGGGAGCCGAAGGTCGAAACGACCGTGGCGATCATGCTGAGGACGCCTGCCACCAGACCTTCCAACAGATTGATCCCGAAGTCCGTGAATACCTGCGACGGGGAGGCGATCCCGAGGAGCGACTTGAACGTGTCGATGATGGCATCGACAACCCCAATCATCGCCCCCTGAACCGTTGCGATGATTGATCCAATGCCACTGGCCAATCCGGTCCCGATGGCCGTTACCCATTCCCCGATCTCGGGGCCGAGCGCGCCGAGCACCGTGAACGCCGCCACCACCGCGCCGATGGGGCCGGTCAGTGCCAGCAGTAGCAGGCCGACCGCTGCCAGCACGCCCGTGTGCTCCTTGAAGAAGCCAAACACGTTTTGCAGGACCGGCCAGAGCACATCCTTGAAGATGGCCGCCACGATGGGCAGGACCACCATCAGCCCGTCCTTGAAGTATCCTGCGAAGGTCATGACGGATTGACCGATGCCCTGCCAGTCGATGCCAGCGATGGCGTCCTTGATGGCTTGGAACGCTTGCCCCGCGTCGCCCGCTGAGATGAGGCCCATCTTTTCGAGCAAGGTATCGATGATGGCCACGATGCCATCCATACCGCCGCCCGCATCCGCGAAGGCTGTGCGTAGCTCTTCGAACATGGCCTGCAACGGCTCGCCGAACTTGGTGGCCGTATCCATGCTCAGGCCCAGGTCATTCAGGACGGCAACGAAGTCCCCATCTTGCAGGTCGCTGATGGCATAGCCGACGTTCTCGGTGATGGTGCTGGCCAGCCCTGCGAACTTCTCAGCCAGCGGCGCGATCAGGGGGAGCAGGCCCTCTCCGATGGCCGCCTTCGCGTCAGTCATCGCCGCCGACACGCGGGCCATGCTCGTTTCCACGTCGCCCGAGTTGCCAGCCCAGGCGGCCGACGCCGCGCCGGACTGCTTCAGGATCTCGTCATAGATGAATGCCGCCTTGCCCGCCTCGTCCAGCCCCTTCGGGATCTCGGGGATGGTGATCCCCATTTCCTTGAGGCCCTTGGTGGCTCCCGTGAGCCCCTTCGACATGGCGTCCAGGGCGGTTTGCGGGTCCATGCCCGTGAACGCAGCCAGCTTGGGGGCGATGTCCGCCAGGCCGGTGGACATCTCGGCGGCTTTCTCCCCGCTGATCCCCATGCCCGTAACCAGGTCGCCCATCTTCCCAGCGGCGGCGATGTACGCCTCCTTGGTCAGCCCGAGCGCGTTGGCCTGGCTCTCAGCCGCCGCCACCACGGACGCCGACGCGGGGCCGAAGATGGCATCACTCCGGGCGACCGCGTCCCCCAGCCCTTCAGCCGCGCTGATGCTGTCCCCCAGCGGGCCGATGATGGCGGACGCCGCGTCCTTGATGACGCCGAAGCCCATACCAGCCAGGCCCAGCTTACCGAGGCCATCGACCAGGCCACCGATGAGCCCCTTGGACTCACCGGTCGCCTTGTCCAGCCCGGACGTGTCCCCTTTGAAGAGGACCATCAGCTCAGCGGCAGACGCCACGAGGCCCCCTTAGAACTCCAAGGACTCGGAAGCGGCAAGCTCCGGCGTTGCTTCCGACCCGTCCGGGTCGCCCTCGGCTTCGTCGTCCACTATCTCGATGTCCTCGCGTTGGATGTACAGCAGTTCCACCTCGCGGAGCAGTTGCATCTGCCCGATGGATGGCTTGCCACCTTCGCGCCGGAACTCCTCGAACGCCTCCTCCAAGGCCGTCACTTCCATCACGGCACTGAGCAGCGCGGCCTGCCCCCGGCGCGTCAATGGACCGCGCCCAAGGGCAAGCCATGCCCGGTAGGGGAGGCAGGAGTAGCGCGCGCATACTCGGGAGACCGCGATCTCTACCGACGCCGCGGGGCGGCGCTTGAGCTGCGGGTCTTCTGGCCCGTAGATCTTCGGGTACCAGATCCACCGCGCCGCCCCGTAGAGGCGTTTGGGCGGTCTGCTGGCGTCTCCCCCATGGCCACCGTCTGGATGATGTAGTACAGGGCCTCGGTGGGCAGCTCGCGGATGGCGGCCGGGTTGCGCCACGGCTGGTCAAGGGGATCGCCCGTCACCGGATCGATGACATTCCAGCCCACGAGGCAGCGGCTCAAGCCCTCGCATAGCGGGTCGAAGGCGTCCCCAACGCGCCCCAGGTTCTTGCCCTCGCTGGCACCCGCCATGCTCATCCATGCGTTGGTCAGCGTGGCGGGAATGACCGGATGCACCCAGAACGATTGCCCCTCGAACATGTACAACTCGCGGTCGCCGCGCTTGGTCACGCAGCCGTCCAGGGAGAAGCGGTCAATCTCATCGGCCCACTGGCCGAAGTCGGCCGGGTCGTAGGGCAGGTCTTCGTCGTCCGAGTAGGACACGGGGACGGGCAGGCCCTCGTCCTCGGCGCTGTCTCGGTCGCCGTCGAATGGTTCGCGCGGCTGCTTGAGGGTCATGCCGCGCGGGTCGCCGTAGGTGGCCATGTTGGTGCGCTCCTGTATCGCATCGTCCCCCACCGTAGGGAGCGCACCTCTCTACGGTGGGGGAATCGATGCCGGTCGGTCGGAATGCTCGGGCCGGTGCGCGACCCGTCAGACCCCGTTAGGAGGTGGCGCGGCTCAGAGCACCCGTGCCCTGAAGGGCCATGCTGGCGCGCACGGCATCATCACCGAAGTCCAGCGAGTAGCCGACCACGAAGCTGCTGACCGTGTACAGCGGGTTGGTCGTGGAGGTGCTGGCGTTGCTCGGCTTGACCGTCATGTTCGCCGCGCCGCCGGTCAGGCCGGCGAAGGCGGTGGCATCCCAGCCCGAGGACGCGAAGTCCGCCGGGCCGTCCATGCTGGCGCTGTAGCCGGGCTTACCCTGGAGGTGGACCTCCTCGGCATCGCAAGACGTGGTGGCGTTGGCTTCGCCGACCTTCGCGTCGAGCTTGGTCTTGTCGGCGCAGATCGTCACCGAGTTCCAGGTGGCGACGAACCGCTTGCCATGAACTGGCGTTCCCATTGATTGCTCCTGTTACTGCGCTGCGGTGCCGATGGCCACAAGGACCGTCGCGTTTGTGAACCCCGAGAACGCGGTCACGTTGGTCCGCTTCCACGCCTCGGTTACTCCGGTGAAGGTCTGCCGGCTGGCCGAGCCCGCCGTGGTCAGTGTCGATGTCATGCCCGAGATGGTGGCGTAGGCGTCGCCCGCCCCGTTGTCGGACGACTCCTGCGTCACGATGGTCAGCGAGCCGGACCCGGTCACGGCCGTCAGGAGGACATGCACCACCGTGGTCTGCGAGCTGGTCGTGGTGCCGATGTTGATGCCCGTCTGCGCCCCGGTCCCGGTCACGGTGGTCGATGCCGTCAGCACCTTCCCGCGAGCGATGGGGCCGGTCAGCTGTCCCGCCCAGTCCAGCATCACCGCGTCGTTCACGTCGTAGGACTGAGGGGTGCCGACCGTGAACCCGTACAGCAGCCAGGCCGGCGAGCTGGCCGTGATGCCCGTGGGGAAGAGGCTCAGGACATGGTTGGAGTCGGCGAGCGACGTGTTCGCCAGCGTGTCCCAGCCACCCACCGCCACGTCCAGGAAGCCCGTCGCGCTGACCGTGCCACCGAGCTTGCCTTGCAGGTGCGCTTCGGCGGCATCCTCCAAGGCGGTGACGTTGGCCTCACCGACCTTCAGATCCATCTTCGCCTTGCTGATGATCTGGCTCAGCCGGAAGGCATCGAAGAAGACGACTGAGTTCTTGCCGTGGCCTACCGTTGCCATCAGTCGGCCTTGCCCTTCTCGGCATCAGCCGCGCGCGCCGCCGCCTCTGCCGCCGGGTCAAACTGCGTGACCTGCGGCGCCCCGGATGGCTTGCCCTTGGGTGGCCCCGCCGGGATCGGGAGCGGCGCATCGTCCACCAGCTCAGCATTCCCAGCGGCGAGCCACATGGGCACGTTGACCGAGGCGTGCGCGGCCAGGAACCGGAACACCTCGCCGGGCTCCACAATGTGGCCGGTGGGCAGGATGAGCCGCGTGTTCGCCTTGAACGTCTTGCCGATGTAGTCCATCGCTTACCTCTCGTAGTAGACCGACACGAAGACCGGCGCGGCCCACCTTAGACCGTCCTGGTACTGCACCAGCCGCTCGCGGTCGGTGCCGGTGGCCACCGCGTCGGAGGCGATGCCGCCCAGCGTGCGGTCGCCCTCGATGGCCGCTTCGATGGACCGATCCCCGACCAGGTCCAGGTAGTCACGCAGCCGCTCAACGGACGCGGGCCAGTCCTTGTCATGCGCCGGGACCGCCACCAAGATCTCGAATTTGGCATGCTCATTGCATGGGCTCAGGGACTCGCGGCCCAGGAACCGCACCTGGGCGCTGGCCCCCGCGCGGGGCGCCTCGGCATCCTGCACGGGCGTGGCGTGGGGGGCGATGACGTTGACCCCCAGCGTCTCCAGCCGCGTGACGATGGCCTCGGAGAGAGCCTGAATCGTGGTGCTCACTCGGTCCACCGCTTTTCGATAGAGGTGGCGATGAAAGCCACCTCGTCCCCGGCCGCTTCGATGGCCGCCGCCGCGCCGTCGCTGAACATCTGCGCCCACGACTCGACGGGGTTCGCGTATTCCAGGTCAGTCCAGACGCGGGTCACGGCCAGCGCATCCCGCGAGCCGGACAGGTCCGACGCGATGGACCGCTGGAGCGTGCCGGTCTTCACCGGAGTGCGAGCCTTGATCTCGCGCTCGGCGTTCAATGCCAGCCGTTCAAGGGCCTCATGTTGTCCATCGGTCAATGCGCCAGGCTGTAGCTTGGCGGTGATCCGGTCGTAGTCGGCCTGCGACACGGTGGCGAATACGTCGCTCACGCGAACACCTCCGCCATCCGGTAGCGGCCCCGCTCCAGGATCGCCGCCACGTCGGGATCGATGTCGGCCAGCTTCACGAAGCCGACATCAGCGTTGCCCGCGATGCCCTCGGGGGACTTCGTGCGAAACCGCCAGCGGTTCGCCTGGATCATGCAAGCCCGCGCGATGTCCACCGGCACGGCCGACGCCTGGCCCCATGATCCAACGATCTGTAGGCGCTGCTGTCCAACGGGGAAGGCGTAGCGGCCGAGCGTGTGATTGACCCGCGCCACCGTCTTCGGCGTGGTGTTGAGCGGGTACAGGATGAAGTCGGTCGAGGCGGTCCAGGTCACCTCAAACGTGCCGCTGCCGTCCTCGTCGGTCTTGAACGTGGTCACGCTGAGCAGCGCGGGGAGCTGGACCTCGCCAGCCCGCGCGTCATCAAGCGTCACGTCAAAGACGCGCGTCTCGTCCTGCGGCCCAAAGTGGCCTGGCGGCACGTCGCACCAGCGGTCAATGGCCCTGGAGGCATCTTCGAGAAGCTGCCCCAGGGTCAAGTCCTGGTCGGTGCTGGTGATCCCGTGCTCGTCCTTGAAGGCCGGGACGGACGCATAGACGGCGATGGCCACCAGGTCACCCCACCGTCACGTAGAACGTGCCGACCTTCGACGCGCCGCCAGAGCTGACCACAAACTTGACCCGCTCGCCGGCTACGTAGATCGGGTCCACCTGTGCGGTACCACCAGCCGCGTACAGCAGCGCGGCGCCCGCCGTCGAATGGATCGCCTGGCGGGGGCAGCGGATGGTCGAGGCGTTGACATCGTTCTCCGACCACACGGACTGAGCGGTCGTCTCGGTCGTCACCACGAAGTCCACGCCGTTGGCGTAGTCGGTCTTGACGTACTGGATCGACAGGATCGCCCCAGTGATGACCGGGGTGTAGGCGGTCACGTCCCCGCTTCCATCCGTGGTCGCCGTGACGGCGTGGCGCTCGACGTACATGGCTCAGTAGATCCAGGCCACGGGGACCTTGTCCGCCGTGAACGTGGTGGGCGCCGTGAACGTGGCCGCCGTGCCGAACGTCTGCGTTACCGAGTTACCCATCACTCCGCCCTGGCAGAACGCCGGGACGCTGCGGAACTTGGCCGTCGTGCCGTTGAAGGTGAGGCAGATGTAGTAAGTGGCCGGCCCAACCGCCGCATAGGTGCTCGTGAACGCGACCTGCTGCGTGTTGGCGGCGGTCCCGACCGTCGCGCCAGCCAAAGCGGAGTTGGCCAGGAGAACGCCGGCCGAGTCATGCAAGGAGGCGATGACCTTGTCCGTCCCGCCGACGCTGCCGATCAGGTACTCGACCCCGGTGATCGTCATGTTGCCGGGGACAAAGATGCTGCCACAGTAGCCGGTGCCGTTGGTGCAGGCGGTGTCCGTCCCGCTGGTCGCCGCGATGGGCTGCCAGGTGCGGATGTTGTACGGGCGGAGCGTGAACCCCCCCGCCGCCGCGATGCCACCGGTCGGCGTGGTCGCTCCGGTGATCGTCACGGCGCCCGCCGGGGTCATGACCCCGGCCCCGTCGATAATCGTGGTGCCGCCGCTCTTCAGCGTGGCGCCCGATTCGATGTCAATGCTCTTGCCAGTCGGCACGGCCAGGTTACCGTCTTGCCGGATCTGGACCACGCTCTGGTATGTGGTATCAGCTGCCATGCGTTGCCCCTATTGGGTAAGCCCCGGAAGGTGAGCCGGGCGCGGCGCGGGAGGAGGAGCGCCGCGCCCGGCTCAGAACCCAGGGAGAGAGAATCAGACGGATCAGGCGGTGCCTTCGGACTCTTCCACGTGCGCCTCACCGACGATGGTGCCAGACGTGTTGTTGAAGCTCACGGGGGCGGACAGCGGGCCGTACAGGATCGCCCAAACGGACTCCAAGGTGCTGGAGGTACCGCGAGCGAAGACGGCCTTGATGTACCGCTTCTGCGGGCGGTACAGGTCCACCCACACATCCTCGTCGGACGTGCCGCTGGTGACGCTGGTGCCGGTCAGGTCGGAGTAGTCGTCGGCCGACCCGTCATCGCTCGACTGCTGGAGCTTGACAGTATTGCCGCTGGCCGCCGTGCCGAAGCTGGACAGCACCAGCACGCCCGTGTAGCCCAGCATGTCGATGGCGCTGGAGGTGACAGTCGAGGTTCCGGCCGCGGTGTGATCCTGCACCTTGAGGAGCTTGACCACCCCGGAGAGATTGTGATTGCGCATGGTCGTTACTCCCCTTAGGCGCTGACGGTGTGGGTGCGGAACGCCTGCGGATTGACCACGGCGCCGGAGTAGCGGCAGAATCCCTGATAGCCGATCTGGTTCGTGCCCGCGTACAGCTCGCGGAGGACTTCGATCGTGAAGCCCTGGCGCTCGACGGTCCAGTAGGCCGACAGGTCACCGATGAACATCGGGATGGCGCTGGCGGTCACGCTGTCCAGGAAGTCGGAGACCAGGTAGGGCCGACCTTCGATGGTCGCCGGCACGCCGCCGCTGATGTCGCCGTAACCCGCGTCCCACAGGTAGCGGCCCGAGCCGTCCTTGAGCTTGCGGATGGCGGTCAGGGCAGACGTGGACAGGCAGATGGTGGACTGCGCCCGGTACTGCGCCGGCAGGGCGTAGACCAGGGACTTCAGGCCATCAGCCGTCAGGGCCGACGCCGAGCCCGAGTTGACCGTGGTGATAGCGGTGTCGGCGGTGATGCCGAGCGGCTTGCCGACGCCGTTACCGGTCAGGTGCCGGTCGTCCTTGCCGAGCAGGACCGCCATACCGAACTCTTCGGCCAGCATGCCTTCCACGTTGAACGCGGCATCCGCGACCAGGAAGCGGCTGAGCCGCGTCTCGGCCTTGAGCGCGTGCATGTTGATCGCCACCTGCTCGAAGGCCGGGTTGGTGTCGGCCTGCGCAGCGGTCGGGATCTCGCCCACGTCCGTCACCGCGACAGCCGAGCTGTACATGGTGGAGTCCGTCGACGCGGCGCCCAGGCGCGGCGCCCAGACCCGATCCGAGGATGCGGTGATATTGGTGCTGCGGCCCGCGAGGATCGCCATACCGGGGCGGCGGCGGATCAGCTCGGCCACCATCTGCACCGGGACCAGGAAGCCGCCGGCCGTATCGGTGCCTTCGCTGAGGGCCTTGACCTCAGCGGCGGAACCGTGCAGGACTTCCCACGCCTTGGCGCCGACCTGGTCGTCACGCTGGGCGGTCAGGTAGCGGTGGAACGCCTCGCGGTATTCCGGGGTGGCGCTGTACCGGAGCGCCGACCGGCGGCCGAAGTCGTCCTCGTTGTAAACGGGGATGAACTCGCCCTTGACCTCGGCGCCGATCCAGCCGCCGCGCTTGACCACGCCGGCCCGCTCCAGCTCGTCGCCCTTGGTGCGGACGGCCGCCGATCCACCGAGGCCCATGCCAGGCAGCTTGCCGGCGGACTCGGTGC